TGATTTAACGTAGCCATTATGCTTGAACCGCCTTTCCTAAAGTATCGGATGCCATAACAGCAGCCTTGATATCATGCAACTTTGTAGACCTAGGTTGAATACCTTGTTGCCTTGCACTTCTATATGCGTTTAATTCTGTGTTGGCTTGCTTAGATACGGCATTAGCCAGTGGATCTGTAATACTAAAATTTGCTGCTCTTGCACATTCGCCCCAGTTAGCATGGTCTTGGGTCTTACAACCAGATCTACAGTTACTCATCCCAGATGTAATCTCCATAACCTGCTGCTGTTAGCTCAGCAGCTTCAGCGTCTGTAATAACATTGTCATACCCACCACGTAATACACGTTGGTATGTGGCTAGATCACTATCTTTAGGAACAACAACCGTTGACCATGTTCCATTACTCTTAATAACACTCTTACCAATTGGATAAGATACAAACCAAAGATCATTAGGACGACCAAGCTTGTAGCGATAAGTAGGTCCACGGAATATTTTTGTCATTACCATTTCACCTTATCTGCCCAGTATGCTGCTGACATAACACCTTTGTTAATGTTTTTAGCATGACGTGCTTTAAAAGACTGGCGTCTTTGTCGGTAAGACTTTGTCTCACCAGACTTCTTTGGAGATCCAGATACACCCTGTTGACCAAACCTAATTGTTTTTATTTGGGAGCCAGACTTGGCTACAACCACATGAGATTTTTTAGGATGGGTAGGTGTCTTCTTTGGTTTATTAAAACCAGATACGCCTGCTCTTTTAAGCCTTGGGTCCATTCTTCTTGTACTCTCCAACTTTTCCGAGTATTGATTTGATACGTCCGTCTTTGTTTATACGAACTACCATTCCATTTTTAATCTGCATTGGGTTGAAACCATCATGGCGTTTATAAGTGCCACTAGATGACATTACTTCTTCTTACCCATTTTCTTTATGCCCATTTTAACTTCTTTGGCTTTCATGGATTTAGATTCCATTTTTTCACCAGCTTTGTAAGCTGCTGCTTTCTTAACTACCATTTTCTTACCAGTTTTCTTGGCTGCTTTCTTAGCCATAGCCATTCCCATTGGTGAATAACTAAATTCTTTTCCGCCTACATTTGGCATTGCCTTCTCCTTTTATTGTTGTTGGGTGAAGAGGGGCTGTTGCCAGCCCCTCTTCTTTATAACTAAGCTTGTGCGATACTTGATTTGGTCTGAATGACGTAACGTGCTTCCTTGCGGAAGATGTTCCATCCAAGAAGACCCTTCCATCCAGCAGGACGGAAACGCATCAACTTATCAGTTACTGGACCGATAACAGTCTTTGGCTCATATGTAACTGCTTCGATAAGAGCTTGCTTACCAAGAAGAACAGTTGCGTAAACCTTTGATGTACCAGATCCTGAAATTGATTCTGCACGAGGTGTCTCGATATAACGAACCTGATCAAAGATTCCGATTTCACCTGTCCATAGGTTACCAACACCAGCTTCAGTGTAGGTATGAGGTAGTTGCCATACAGCAGATCCGCTTGATTGTGCTTCTGAACGAAGGTCATAAGACACATCTGGGTGGATAAGTGCTGTGTAGAAGCCACCATCACGAGGTGATACGTTGGCTCCACGTAGTCTTGCAACGCCTTTACGAGCAAGTGCTGCTGTGATGTTTGCTGCAGTTGTGCTTGCAGAAACGTTCTCACCATTCATGGTAGACTCATCAGCAGATGATGCTCCTGTAAAGCGACCTGTTGCAACAGTTGTCAACTTGTTCCATACAATTGCATCAAGTGAATCACGCATATTGAAAGACAACATGTCAGCGACTGCTGGGTCAATTGCAGACAAAGACTCTAGAGCAAGCTTCTCAGTTGTGATAACAGCATTACCGTATTCGTTAATTGTTACGTTAACACGGTTAGTGTTGCTCAACTGTACTGCATCTGGATCTTCAGTCTGAGTTAGTGCTGAAGTAGCACGAGATAGATCGGTGTAGACTTGGAATACAACAGTGTTACCAGGGTTTGTCACATCGACAGGACGCTTGTCCGCAAACTTGCGGAACATTGGCTCTGATCGAAGGTTAAACTCGATATACTTATCATACGCCGTCTGCACCAAGTTCGACATCGTTGATGTCGTGGTTGATGTTGCTGGGGTAGTAGGCATAATTTCCTTCTATTAGGGTTTGATATGGACTATCAGCGTTTTAAGAAGTTGGTTAATTCCTCTGGACTTGTTGCGTTAGCAATAAGTGAAGAGATGTCTCGACCCACATTTGGATCGATATCACCATTCTCAAAGTCTGATATTTGCTCAAAAGATTGAGCGTCAGCATCTGGTTCATAACCAGCTTCTGACTCATCAACGGCAGTAATTCCAAAAGCTTCGCCGTATTCAGTTAACCATTCAGAAATGCTATCCTCATCGGCTTCTATTTCCGCTGGAATGAACTGAGCGATTTTTGGACTAAGCCCAAAGCCAGATAAGATTTCTCCTACTGATGCTTCGTGACTGTATGTTTGAAACTCTTCAATAACCTGATCTCTTTCTTTAATTTCTTTAGAAAGTAGATCAACTTGCTTGCGTAGTTTCTTTACTAGATCAGTGCCGAAATCCGAAGTGTCATCCTCGAAGTCGTACTCTGTATATTCTGCCATTGCGTTTTCTCCCTATTAGTTGATTGGACCCTCATCGGGCTTGCACCACACGTACTCCTCACTAGGGGAAGTGATTCATAGAAGTGATGACTACCAGACTTATACTCGTTACCTGGGCTGGTCGATCAGGAACGGAAACTATTTATACGTCTGCTGTTTTAGATCTACGACCAAGTGATGTCGTATCAATTGCAGATTTCTGTTGGAACTTGGCTCTTTCTTGAGAGGCAAGTTTCTTCTTCTTGATGGTTACATCAGTACCACCAGCAAGAGCTAACTCTTCACGAGCAAGATCTTGTTCGGTACTAGTCTCACCATAAAGACCCATTAAACGTTTGTAATCTCTTTGCTGTGTAGCAGCGGTCTGGAACGCAGACTCTGCTTGACCTGCTTTACCAGCAGCATAGATTTCTTCAGCAAATGCTTTGTCAGACATCTGACCTGCACGAAGTGCAGCCCCGCCAATCTCAGCAGAGGTGTACATCTTCTTAGCTTCTTCAGTTGTGTATTTAAATCTAGAGTCAATAACATTCATTGCTCTATCTTTATCTAGAAGATATGCTGTTAAATCTGAATTACTTAAACCATAGAAATCTTGAAGTGCTGTCTTAATACCTTGGTCAGCATTGTTTAAAGCATTTCTGGCTATGTTAACTCGGTCAGTTAATTCTGCTGTGCTTACACCCATAGCAATAAAGTTAGTAAAATCTTCTTGCTGATCATAGAATCCTGTAGGAAGCCCTGCTTCTTTAAGGATTTCTTCGTAAGCTTTTTCAGTTTGAATGTATTCATAAGGTGTAAGAAGTCTGTCTCCAGGTCTTCCTTTACCATCAGCCATACGTTTTTTAATTGCTTCATTCGCAGCAAAGCGGGTCTTGTAAGCCCCGCTATTGTAAATACTATTTAAAACTTGTGCATCGGTAGGTGCTATATTATCTTCATAAACCTTATCAATTGTTTCCATAAGAGAATCAATATATGCTTGACCCAATCCAGTATTTTCAAACATCTTCATTACTGAATCTTTAGCACCAAAATCTTTATATGAATCTAATAAAGAACCTTGTGTACCATCTGACATGGTTTGATAAACTTCAACTACGCCACCAGTTTTACGTACAGTCTTCTGACCAACAACCTTTGGCTTAGCAGCTTCTGCTGCTGCAGCGGTTTGCATTGCTGCTATTTGTTTTGTTAACTCTGCAATCTGATCAGTAACTGCTGCAGTAGCAGCAACATTTGGATCAACAAATACAGGTGCTGGTCCACCTCCACCAGCAGGTGGTTGATTCCCACCAGCAGGTGGTTGATTCCCACCAGCAGGAGGTTCTTCTGTTACAACTTTCTTTTTTCCAGTTGTTGGATCTAAGTCTGGATTAGCAGCAAAGTATGCTGCTGCTTGTCCTGCATAACGTGCAGATGAAGCAGCATCTGCCTTTGAAAATCCTTGTGCTAGTAATGAGTTACCAGCAGCGTTAGCTTCTTTTCCTCCAACAGA